CGGTGGGAGGCATCCGGGGCGAGGTAGCGCGTCGCCGTGCTGCCACCGGCGAAAGCATCCGCCCATTCGCGGCTGCCGAGCAGCGCCTCGACGCTGTACGGCAGGCCTTTCGCCTGCAAGGTCATGCCGTCCTGCACCGCGCCATAATGCGCGCAGCGGCCATCGACTGGGCTGACGATGGCGGCGTTGTCCGCATCTATCGGGCGCGCGTCTGCTGCCAGCGCGCGGGTGAAAAAGTCGTTCAGCGTCGCGTAGGCGTAGGGATCTTTTTCCGCGGCAAAGTCGGTATTGGCGCCGGTGATTTTTGTCATGGGACTTATCAGAAAATCATCAAAAGCCATCACAGCTTAATACCGCAATCCCACAGGTAGCGGCCGTAAATCTCAAACTCGTAATCCTGCATTTCGCGCAAATCTAAATCCGTAATCGGATAAAGAGTGTCGTTAGGGTTGTCACTGATAATGCGGAAAGTAAAGCCGTTGATTTGCTGCAAACGCTTAATGCGAAGTTCTCCCACTTGACGGAACAGGTAGATACCTTCGCTCATATAACGCGACGTCATCTGCCACAGCACCGTGCCGCCGTCTGTCAGCGTGGGATGCATACTGTTACCTTTGACGCGGGTGCAGAAGCAGCGGGCGGGCGGCACGCCCAGCACATCGAAGAACGAACGGCGGAACCACATGGCTTCGGTATTGACCTCTTCCAGCACCTCGTAGCCGTTGCCCGCGCTGCCGAACACGTTGGTATGGTAGCGCACGGGCACTATTGAATCCGTATTCTGCTGCTCCGCCCAATCGTCGTAACCCGCCACCATGGGCTGCATAAAGGAAGCAACCGGTTCGCCTGCCGCATGCTTGCCGGTTTTTAAATGGGGGCGGTGCGGTTTGGCTGTATCGTTTTCGACCTGCTTCGCAGGCTTATCAAATAGGTGTAACAGCCCTTTGGCTTTAAGTTCTTCTAGCAAGGTGTGCGGCAGGGTATAAATTTTTTTTACACCGCCCTTTCCTCCTTTGGCGGGAACAACTTCAAATTCCCAACCTTCACGCTCCGCTCTATCGGCAACCCCTGGCTTACTGCTTGGCAAATTAGGGTCAATCCCTTGTTCTTTTGCGTTTTTCGCAATCTCAATAATCTCTGCAACACTTAATTTAATTGTATTCATGCCTTACTCCGCAAATCTTACTACTAAAATAACTAAGTAGTAAGAAATGTAGTAAGATTAAATTCAATTTAAAATTAAATATTTACGATAAATGCTGCAAGATAGTCTTACAACGTTATTGCCTTTTAAATCTTACTACTTTATTATGTTTACATCTAGCAAACGGGAAGTTTAAAAGATTGTACCCCAACTTGCACGCTCTTTAACAATTTGGAAAAGCCGAAAAAGGACAGGAGCTCCTACCTGTCAGGCAGGAGACTGTTTAACAGGCCGTCTGAAATGTTCGGACGGCCGATTAAGCGGTTTTACTCTCTAATATGTATCAACCTAAACCGCCCGAAAGGGCAAGGAGAAGACAATATGAAGACACGAAGTATCAGGCAACGGCTTGCTGACAAACTGCGCAGCTTAAAACCTCAACAAACCAACACCCAAAAGATGGTCGCCGCCGGCTGGCTGGTAACCGTTAGCGAAGACAAGGCTAAAGAGCACTGCTTGAAAGAGTTGCAGGATGTGAAGGCACATATCAAAAACCAATTTGAGCAACAGGTGGGATGGCTGGTAGGAGAAAAACACTACGCGCCGGTCGAAGCAGAAAAAGAAGCTTTTGAGTACGCGTTGTTCCGCATTAAAAGCTGGGAAACAGGCTATTAAACAAGGAACAGATATGCATCCAGAGTTGATTAAGGCACGGCTGCGGATGGCGGGCTATACGCTGGCCGACGTGGCGCGGCAGACCAATACCGGCGAAGCGGCAGTACGGCTAGCGTTGCGCAAGCCCAGCGTGAGCGGAGAGCGGGCGATTGCCCAGATTATGAACAAGCCGTTGCACGAACTGTTTCCCGGACGGTGGACGAAAGACGGGCGGCGCATCCGCCCGCGTTACCGGCATTTGTATGAGGAGGCGGAATGAAAGCCTATTTTTCAGTGAGCGAGTTACTGGGTTTGGGGTTGCTTGAATTGCCTAAAACCAAGGTGGGATTGGGCGACAAAATTAAACGTGAAGGCTGGCAATTCCGCGAAGTGGCAGGGCGCGGCGGACGCGGCGGAAAGAAACGCGAATACCTGCCACCACCCGAAATTCGGGACGCAATATTGCACCAACAACAGGTGCGGGTACTAGCGGAGGTGCCGTCCGTCTCCACCGTTTTGCCGCCTGCCGTAGGAGCAGACACGGAAACGCTGATGCAGGTGTACGGCAGCTGCACACAGCAGCGGCGCGACCAAGCGGATGCCCGCGCGGGGGTGGTACGCAATGTGTTGGACAGCATGGAGGCGACGGGCAGGAGTATGGCGCAGGTGGTTACCACCATGCTGACGCTGGCCGCACATCCCGACTATCCGCACCTGTACCGGATGTTGGTGCTGGCAAACGACAAACGCGGCGGCGGCGGTGAGATTCCCAGCAGCCGTACGGTGATGCGCTGGGTGGAGAAGGCTAAAAACGCGGGCGGCGGCAGGCTGGAAATGGCAATGGTGGCGCGCGTGCGGGAAAAGGCGGTGCAAGCCCCCGATTGGGTGCCGGTGTTCATCACACGGTATTACCAAACACCGCAAAAGCCGAGCGTACCGGCCGCATTCGAGTGGTTTCTGCGCGACTGGCAGGCGGGGAGTCTGGCCTTGGCACCGTTTTCGGACACTGCGGCTTATCCGAACGTGCATCAGGCGCGCCGCTGGGTGGACAAAATGGGAGCTGTTTCCAAACAGCGCGGGCGTATGGGCGCACGCGAACTGAAAACGCGGCAGGGCTTTGTGCGCCGCAGATGGCAGGACTATCTGCCGCTGGACATTGTGGTAGCGGACGGGCAGTGCTTTGACGCGGAATGCGGCCATCCGGACAACCCGAACGTGCCGATACGCCCCGAAATCACGCTGATTGTGGATGTGGGCACGCGCCGGATTGTGGGCGTAGGCATGGACACCGCTGAAAGCGGACGCGCGGTGCGCGGTGCGGTGGCCGAAATGGTGCTACGGCACGGGTGCGCGGCGGTGTTTAATGCCGACAACGGCAAGGGCTATGCCAACGGTTTGTTGCAAGACGAAGTGACCGGGCTGTTTGCGCGGCTGGGGACGACGATGAAGTTTTCCGCGCCGTATTCGAGTCAGGCGCGCGGTGTGATTGAGCGGCTGCACAAAACGGTGCTGGTGAAGCTGTCCAAACGGCTCAACAGTTATATCGGCGCAGACATGGATGGCGAAGCGTCCCGCGCCGCGCACAAAGTGGCACGCAAGGCAATGAAAATGGGGGTGGATTTGCAGTCCCTGCCTGCTCTGAAAAACATCGCCAGCCTGTCGCCTCGCCTGCTGCCCACGTTTGAAGAAATGAAGCGGCTGGTTTATGCGGCAGTGGAAGAATACAACGACACGCCGCACCGCAGCATGGAAAAGGTGCGGGACGTGTCGGGCGCGGTACGGCACCAAACGCCGAACGAGCTGTGGGCAGTGAAGGCTGCACTGGCTGAAAACAGCCCCGATCGGCGCGACCGTTTTGTCAAAATCGAATCGGAAGAACAGATGTTTTTGTTTTTGCCGCAAGAAATCCGCACAGTGCAGCGGTGCGAAGTGTCGCTGCGTAACAACCGCTATTACAGCCCGCTGCTGGAAGAATACCACCAGCAGCAGGTACGGATTGCCTACAACGAACACAACGCCGACCGCGTGTGGGTGCTGGATATGGACGGGCGGTTTATTGCAGCGGCGGACTGGGATGCCAACGCACGGGATTTTTACCCGAAAGCAGTAGTAGAGCAGGCGAAAGACAAGCGATTGCAGGGACAGATAAACCGGCTGGACTACAAAAAGGCCGTTATCCAAGAAACACGCCCGAGCCTGCTTGTGGAACACCAAGACACCCGCGTCAATATCGGCGGTGTGGTGTTTGATATGGCGGAAGTTAAGGCGAAGGCTGCTGCGCTGTCGCAACACCGAAGCCGTGCGGATGATGTAACGGTAGAGATGGTGGAAGTGAAGGCGGTCAAGAGGCCGTCTGAAACGGAAGCTGTTACGGGCTGGTCGGTACCGTCTGAAGCGTCGGAACGGTTTGCACTGTATCAGCGGATTTGCGGTCAAACAGATTTGCCGCCGCAGGCGCAAAGATGGCTGGAGCGTTATCCGCAAAGCAACGAGTATAAGGCGTTGTCCAGACGGGTGATGACGGCCTGATTTCAGACGGCCTTTCGGGGTTTTAAACAAGGTTTACTTACTTTTTAAAAGGGTTTTAAAAATGAAAATTGCCAATATCAACAATTTATCGCTGGTTTCGGTCGCGATGGAACGGCTGGTCAACCGTTTGGACGGTTTGCCGGGCTTGGGTGTGTTGTACGGCCCTTCCGGCTTCGGCAAGACGACGGCGACGGTGGCGGTGGCGAATGAGACCCGCGCTTACTATGTGCAGCTGCGCAGCGCGTGGAGTAAAAAGACGCTGTTGGAAAAAATCTGCTTCGAGATGGGTTTGCCGCCCGCCCGAACAGCGGCGGGCTGCCTAGACCTTATTTGCGAGCAGTTGGCAGCCAGCCAAAGGCCGCTGATTTTAGACGAGGCGGACTATTTGGTTACACATAGCGGGATGGTCGAGTTGGTGCGCGATATATACGAGGGCAGCCAAGCCCCGCTGATGTTGGTGGGCGAGGAAATGTTGCCGACCAAACTGAAGAAATTCGAGCGTTTCCACGGGCGTGTGCTGGCTTGGGTGCCTGCGCAACCGGTCAATTTGGCCGACGCGGAAGAATTGGCGAAGGTGTACGCGCCTGATCTGACGTTTGAGCGCGACGCGTTGTCTTATCTGGTGGACTTGGCGCACGGATCGGTACGCCGCGTGACGGTGAATCTGGTCAATTTACTGGAACTGGCCAACCAACAGGGTTTGGATACGGTAACGCGCGAGGTGTGCGCGAAAGCCGACCTCTACAAGGGCGATGCGCCGAAGCGGGGAGTCAAGCTATGAGCGTGGAACTGACCAAGCCGCGCAACAGGCGGCAGGAAATATGGAACTGCCTGCGCCGCCACAAGGAACGGTTTCAAACCACCGCCGAAATCGCCGAATCCTGCGACCTGCAAGCTCCGGCGGTGTATGCCTACCTGAAATGCCTGCACAAGGCGGGTTATGTGGGCATTCAGTACCCGCTTGGCTACGACAAACGCTACGGCTATCGCTTGGAACGAGACTGCGGGACGGATGCGCCGCGCCTTAAAACCGACGGTACGGCGGCGAGGTGCGGCATCCACGAAGCTCTTTGGCGGACGATGAAAATCCTTAAAACTTTTGATTTTGATTGCCTTATTGCCCATGTCCGCATGACCCACGATGTATCCCGCGATATGGTTAAGTATTACACGTTGGCCTTAGAGCGGGCGGGGTATCTGAAAAACACGGGCAGCGCGCGGAAAAAATCGTTTGTCCTGTTGAAAAACACCGGGTCGAAAGCACCGTATGTGATGGCGGTCAAAGAGGTTTATGACCCGAACTTAGATGAAATTGTTTTGAGGGATGTGCCCGAATATGAATGACAAAGACTATATGAAAGAAGACTGGTTCGCCGTCTTGAAAGAGGAAGTGGAAAAAAATGGAACGGCGAAGACGGCGGCGAGGCTGCGCTACAGCATGACCAGCATCAGCCTGATACTCAACGGCAAATACAGCGGCAAACCCGACAGGGTGGCGGCCAAGGTCAGGGAGGTATTCCGTAAGGTAATGTGCCCGTTCGAAAACCGCCGTATGGATCGCACCGAATGTATCGAAATCGCACTTGCCCCCGCTCCGACGCACAACCCCATCAAGATGCAGCATTGGCGGTCGTGTCAGAAATGCGAAATCAGGCCGTGTGAAAAACGCAAAAGGCCGTCTGAAAAATAACCCTTTGATTAGGCGTTATATTTTTTTGCCTGCCGTTTTGAATAAATGATTGTTTTATAAAGGTTTTGTAAAAATGGAAGAGTTAAAAATCAAACTGGTGCATTGGGCGGTGGCGGTGCCTGCGGCCTGGATGATGGCCGCGTTGCCCTCGTGCGAAGCCGTACCCGCAGTGCGGCAGGAAGCCGTGCAGGTGCATATTGCCGATTGGGAGGAGAAGCCGGTGTCGGCCGAATCCCCGCCGCAGGGACGCATGGCGGAATGGCCGATGCCAGGCGAAGTGCCGCCGATGCCGTTTGAGCCGACCGAGGAAGATTTTGAATCGGGGTTGGCGCAATGAGTTGGGGCAGGCGTTACAGCGACCCCTTCGCGTTCGGCCGCCATGTCGGCAGCCTGAGAAGCAGGCGGTGGGGGCGGTATCCGGAAAAGACGTATGAGGATTATAGGCGCGAAGAAGCGGAAGAGAGGCAGCGCAAAATCAACGCCGTGCTCTCGGAAATCCGGGAGAAGTTCGGAGAAGGCGTGATGCGGCGCGGAAGTGATTTTTTGAAGGATGAGGATGTAGAAAATGGATAAAGAAAAGGTATTGGACAAGATTAAAAAGTGTTTGGCTTTGGGCGAATCGGCCAACGAGCATGAGGCTGCACAAGCCATCCGGCAGGCACAAATATTGATGAAAAAGTATGGCATCAACGAAATCGATATAGAGCTGTCTGCCGTAAACGAAAAAGGCGTGGCTTGCGCCTCAAGCCTGCCGACTTGGCACCAAGTCCTGATTGCCCAGTGCGCCAAAGCGTTCGGTGTGGAGTGCTACCAGCGCACACAGTGGGGTTTGGCCGAAGCACGGTTTTTCGGTATCGGTATCAAGCCGGAGCTCGCTGCCTACGCTTACGAGGTGCTGCTGCGCCAGCTGAAAAAAGAGCGGCGCGAGTACATTAAAACCGAGCTTAAAGCGGTGCGCCTGACGCGTAACAAAACCGCCCGTGCCGACCAATTTTGTACGGGTTGGGTATATGCAATCGTGAAAAAAGTGGAGGAATTTGCCGCCGAACCGGCAGAAAAAGAGGTGTTGGCACACTACAAACAGCAGATGGGCGATATGGGGCAGGCCAAAAAGCGCGATGTGCGTAGCGGCACGAAAGCCAGTCAAGTGTTGGATTTGGCTGCCGGAGTAAGAAAAGGCCGCGAGGCGCAGCTGTACCACGCGATGGATGGCGGTGAAGAGCGGAAGCAGTTAGGGGTAAATGGATAAAGGCACTTAGAAATGACACAGCGAATCAAATTTGGCGACATGGTGCGCTTCCGTGATGGGGTTGAAGCGGTGGTGCTGGACTGCGACGGCACTACCATGAAAGTCGGCTATCGCGGTGATGGATATGACTATTTCAAGGTAGCTGATATTGGTAATGGCATTGAGCTGATTCCGAATTTGGAAACGCAAAGGCTCGATTGGATGATCCTGCGCGATTACCCAGACGATATGAGCGCTGAAGACAAGGCGTTTGTCCTACAAATCGAGCGCGACAACATCGATACCTTTTTGCGGCTGGATGCCGAGCAGCAAGGAGTGGAAGCATGAAAACCCGTTGCCCGTGCTGCGGTGCAGAAAACTCCCTCGATGCGCTGATTGCCCATGAGCAGGCGCGGCAGAGTTTGTGGACGCTGGCCAATATCGGCGGGGCGATGACCCAAGGGCTGGTACGCTATTTGGGGCTGTTCCGCCCGGCCAAATCCGCCCTCTCTGCCTCACGCATGGCCACGCTGATGGCCGAACTGCTGCCGGACATCCAAGCCGGGCAGATTTGCCGCAACGGCCAATCCTACCCCGCCCCAGTGGACGCCTGGGCTTATGCGTTTAACGAAATAGTGGCCGCCCGTGACAGCGGCCGTCTGAAGACGCCGCTCAAATCCCACGGCTACCTGTACGAAATTATTGCCGGCTGGACGGGCAATGTGGCATCGGTTCCGGTATCCATCAACAACGGCACAGCCGCTCCGGCAATTATCGGCGGCAGCCGGCCGCGGGGAAGCAAAGTAGTGGATGCCGTACAACAACTGGAGGAAATGAAAAAATGAGTAAGCCATTGCCCAAGTTCGTCAGCGATGAGCTGCTGACCGGGCTGCAAAAACTGATGATGCTGCGGCTGGAAGGTGCGCCGCCCGCCGACGGTATCAAGCTGACAGCCAGTGTATGGATGGAGGCGATTGCCTCACTGCCCATCCAATGGGACGAGCAACAGGATGCTGGGCGCGTTACCCGGGCATTTACCTGCTTGCTGGCCGAAATCGAACGCTGGCCGACACCCAAGATGCTGATTAAACACCTGCCGCCAAGGGAAGAGTTGCCGCAGTTGGAACACAAACGTCAGCTCACGCCGGAAGAAAAAGCCCGGGGACGGGAAAATCTGAAAAAACTGAATCAAAAAATCGCTGAAATCTTTGAAAGGAAAAGCAATGGTAGCAAAAACTAAAAAAAACCGACTGAAACAAGCAGCCCAAGTAGCTGCACAGAGCAAAGACGACGTGGCGGCCTACATCCGCGAAATCGGCGATTTAAGCCGTGAACGCGAGCGTTTAGCCGCCACCATGAATGACGGCATTGCCGAATTGCAGGAGAAGTACGCCAACGATGCCGCCCCGCTCAACGAGCGCATCGAAGCCCTGCAAGACAGCGTGCAGCTATGGTGCGAAGCCAACCGAATGGCTATTACCGACGGCGGCAAAGTTAAGTTTGCCGACTTTGTAACCGGCATCGTGAAATGGCGCGTAAACCCGCCCAAAGTGAGCGTGTCGGGGGTGGATGCCGTAGTGGCTCTGTTAGAAGGCAACGCCGAACTATCCCGCTTTTTGCGCGTAAAACGCGAAGTCAACAAAGAGGCCATCCTCAACGAGCAGGAGCTGTTTGCCGACGGTCAGGTGCCGGGCATCAAATTGGTACTGGGCAAGGAGTTTTTTGTCATTGAGCCGCACGATCAAGTGCTGGAGGGGGTGTGAGATGAAAAAATATTTATTGGTAGAAATGCCCGATTTTTCGGTGTGGCGCGTGCCGGTACAGGTTATTGCCGATTCTATGACGGATTATTACGTTGAGCGAAACGGCGAAGACCGCGAGATGGCTAAAGCTGAAACAGAGCAGCTGTTTACCGAGAATGAATACGAAATCGAATACTGGGCATCTGAAAATATGGATTGGGATGAAGTTAAATCCCATGCCGTGCGGGTGTCCGACGGGGATGCGGATTACCGAGATGGCTGGATAAACGGTATCAAATGTGTAACCGACGATGAGGAGCAAAAAGATGTGGTTTAAACAATGCAAAGCCTACCGGCTGCCTGAAACCCCGGATACGGCCGTTTTAGCTGATGCCTTGGAAGAGTACCGTTTTGTACCGCCCAGCGGACTGGATTGGTTTAACGATGGGTTTGTCGAGCCGGTGGTCATAAATGAAATGGTATTTAGCGCGGACAAAACACAACGTATCCGTTTGAAACGCGAAGAACGGGTACTGCCGAACGCGGTAATTAACAACGAATTAAGAGCAAAGGTAGAGGCTCTCGAAACTGCGGAATGCCGCCGCATTGGGCGCAAAGAGAAGCAGGAATTGCAAAGGAAGATTATCGACGACCTGCTGCCGCGCGCCTTTATCCGCGCCTCCCACACCGAAGCCGTGTTGGACGGTGGTTATCTGCTGGTTAACCAGACTGGTACCAAGGCAGAAACCCTGTTGAGCCACCTGCGCGAAGCACTGGGCGGACTGCCGGCCCACCCCACCTTTACCCGCCACTCCGTATCTGAGTTGATGAACCAATGGCTGCTGCGCGGCGAGGCCGACGGGCAGTTTGAATTGGGCGACTACGTGGCTTTGGTCGGTGCGGGCGATATGGCACCGGAAGTACGTATTAAGCGCGAAGATGTAACCGCCGAAGAGGTGGTGCAGCATGTGAAAAACGGTAAGCGCGTGGTCGAACTGGGCTTGGTATGGCGTGAGAGCGTGGTATTGGTGCTGACGCAGGATTTGACCTTGAAGCGCATCAGCTACCTAGACCACTTGCAGGAGGATGCCGAGAGCCAAGGCGACGATGCCGCCGGCAATGCCTTTGCGTCGCAAATTATCATGGCTCATGCACTGACCGGCATACTGGACGAGCTGGCCGAATTATTGGGCGGCTGGCAGGAGTAAAGACATGGCAAAAATCATTATTGAAATCGAAGACATGCCTGAAGGCACCGCCGTTAATTTCAAGGGCGACCTACCGATAGATGATGCAAAAGACAAAACAGGCGCGCAGCAAACGGCTGTGTTAATCAGCAAGATGATACAGGCGGCGCAGATGATGACACCGCCCATCCGTAGACATTAGGCCGTCTGAAACGGCAAATCCAAGCGGGTTTCACCCGAAGCCCGCTTCCGTTTGCCTCGTTTCTATAATAGCATTAACCCTTTTTAACAAAGGGTGATGATAATGAATGAGGATAACTGCCGCAGGCAGGCCGTCAGCGAACTGGTGGACGAATACAGCCTGAATCCCGTTCTGTTTAAAACAGGCGCGGTACATCAGCTGCTGTGCAATATAGAAGATTCATATTCTGCTGCAAAAGGGCTGGCGCAGCTGCTGGATTATCGGGATTTCGAATGGGGGGATTTTGATAAATGCGTTGCTTTCTGTGAGAAATATGACATTCGGCCGTCTGCATACTGGTTTTTAGACAAAAAACCGCAAGAGCCGGAAACCCTGAAAGAATTTTTAGAAACGCTGACCGTTCCCGAAATCAAAAGGCTGGCGAAGCAGAAAGGCATAGCCAAGCTGCCCGCCCGCAAGGCGGAAATCATTGAAAAGGTCTGCGCCGAAGCGGATTTGCAGGATTTTGAAGCGGATGTGGAGGCTGCCCTGCAAGAGCGCGAAGAAGCCTACCACGCGGCGGAATTCAGGGCGAAGTGCGAAGCCCTTGTCCGCGACGTTTTGGCGAGGGCAAGCAGCATCCGCCAAACCAAACAAAGTGCTGCAAGCGGTCTTGTGTTCAGATACAGCATCTCCGAACAAAGCAAAGACGACAGGGAAATGGCCTACCTGATGATGGGCGGCTACCACACCGCCGAAAACGGCCAAGGCGGGCTGAAATCGCTGCCGCCGTTTTTCCCGGGCGATTCGGCTTGGGTCTCTGCCGACTGGGACAGAAGTATCAAATATAAAACGGATTTTTTCGCCGATCCTGCCGCATATGCGGCGCAGCCGCAGAAGCATCCCGCTGCAAGCCGGCCTGTCGGCATAGTGCAAAAAGCAGCGGAAATAAAAAGGAAAATACTCGCTTTCCCGTATATCAAACAGATAGCCATCGGTTTTTCGGTATTGATACTGCTCGCTGTTTTTAAGAGCTTGTCAACCGCAGACCGGTTCAGATTCGTATTTTTCGCCATCATGCTGCTGCTTCCGCTTCTTGTCTGGTGGATTTGGCGCGGCATCCGCAACGGGCGGTGAAAAAACAGTTGCAATGATTCTGCGTTTGCCGTAAAGTAATTTCAGGTGCTCAAAACACCTTGATTACTAACACGGAAATCACGCCCCGACAGCGCGCTTTTTTTGCGCCTGTCCTTTTCAGACGGCCTTTCACGGGCCGCGCTGAATCTCAGCCTTATGGCCGAGTGTGCGAGGAATACAAGACCTGCCCCGCAGGGAATAACTCCGCCGTTTGTTAGTACGGTTTTGAGCACTTGGCCGCCCGTTTCGGGTATCTCTCAACTCTCCTCTCAAAAAGGACTAACAAATGACTCAACTTATCCCGACCGTTTCCGGTCAGCTCGACAATCAAACTCAATCGCTCGTAAATGCTCAAGATTTACATGATTTTTTAGGAGTGGAAACAAAATTTAGAGATTGGATTAAACGTCGAATTTCTGATTATGGTTTCATGCAAGGTATTGATTTTTGCGAAATCTCAAATTTGAGCAATCGCGGATTTTGGCAAACCGAAAGCAAAAGCTACCTGTTATCCCTCGATATGGCCAAAGAGCTGTGCATGGTGGAGCGCAACGAAAAAGGCCGCGAAGCCCGCCGCTACTTCATCGAGATGGAGAAGCAGGCCAAAGCCCTGCCTGATGCCGTGCTGTGGCGCATCGACGCGCTGGAGGATGCGTATTTTCAGGCCGCGCCCGAAATGCTGTGCCTGCTGCGCTACCGCAACATGGGCTTGAACCTGTCGGAAATCGGCAAGCTGCTCGACCTCAATCCGGGCGCGGTGTCCTACCGCCTGAAGAAACTCAACGATTTGGGCTTTTTGGAGTATGCGCCAAACCCGAATATAGGCCGTGCGGCCGCATTGGCCGGCAAGCAGCAATCTTTAGGCTTGGAGGGTTGAGCCATGGAAAACGCCGTCATTAAAAATGCCTGCTACATTATCGATGAAGACCGTTACTACCGCCTGATTGGCGCCCTTGCCGCCGCAGATTCTTTGGCCGGCCTGCTGGAAGCCGTTGAAGACAGCAACGCCGAATTGTTGCGCCTGACGGTGGATGCCCTGAAAGATTTGAATCAGGCAACGCTGTATAGTCCGTTCACGCAGAAACTGTATCCCGCCCCGCAGCCCGGGCAGTAGTGCATGACAATAAAGGAGGCCGTCTGAAATGGGAAAAACCTGTTTCAGACGGCCTTTTTTTTATTTGCCAATAATCTGTAAAATGCTATATATGGTATTAAATTACTGTATAATTGCATTTATTTTACTAGATATGGTATTTAGTCATGAAAAGCCGAAACGGACTGATCGCCAAAATCAAGATTGCACAAAAGGAGCTGGGGATGGCCGAAGAGGCCTACCGCGCCATGCTGCTGCGCATCACGGGTAAAAACTCGTGCGCGGTAATGGATATCGGCGAGCTGGAGCGTGTGGATGCCGAAATGCGCCGCTTCGGCTTCCAGCCGTCTACGTCTGCGGCACGGGAGAAGCACGGCAGGCCGCACCTGCGCCGCACGACGGCGGCTGCGATGATGGACAAGGTGGAAGCCCTGCTCGCCGACGGCGGCTATCACTGGAACTACGCGCATGCGATGGCGCGCCGGATGTTCGGCCGTGAAAAAGTTGAGTATCTGGACAATGATCAGTTGCACAAGCTGGTGGCGGCTTTGCAGATTGCCGCCAACCGTAAAAAGAAGAAGACGGAGGAATAAATGGCTTACGAACGTTTGAGCGAACAGGATTTTAGGGATTTTGCCCACCTGCTGCCCGCATCGGTAACGGCACTGATTACGGTGGCGGGTTTTGGAGCGGCCTTTGTGTTGGTCAAACACTTGGGCGGTACGGTGATGCCGGTCGGTCAGAACAAAACCAAGCAGGGTAAAGTCCTGCATGCCGTGCTGTCAGAATATGTCGGCGAGGCCGCGGCGGCTAAGATAGAAACGGCCTATGCCGGACAATATAAAATTCAAATTCCGAAGTGCTACGACGTGATGTTGGCCATCCGTAACCGCGCCATACGCCGCGACTTCGACCACTACACCCGCGAAGGGCGGATGTCGTCCAACCTCGCCATCAACAACCTTGCCCTTGACTACAATTTGGCCACGCGGCGGGTGTGGGACATCCTGAAGCTGCCCGATGCCGTGCCTGCCCCTCCCGATGTACAATCATTACTCTTTGTCTGACATCCATCCCTTTTTGCCCCGCCCCGTTGCGGGGCTTTTTTTATCCGCCCGCAGCCCGCTTACTGCATCCCTGCCGCCCGTCCTCCTACGGTGCGGACGGCATAATCAGGCGAGTTTTAAACCAGTTTAATTTTCCAATCGGGAGCAATCATGACAAAAACCGTTACGTTGACCGCCGGCCACAGCAACACCGACCCGGGCGCGGTGAACGGCAGCGACCGCGAGGCGGACTTGGCGCAGGATATGCGCAATATCGTGGCATCTATTTTGCGCGATGACTACGGCTTGACGGTCAAAACCGACGGCGAGGGCAAGGGAAATTTGCCTCTGCGCGAGGCGGTTAAACTGATTCGCGGCTCGGATGTGGCGATTGAGTTCCACACTAACGCTGCTGCCAGCAAAGCAGCGACGGGCATCGAGGCATTGAGTACGCCGAAAAACAAGCGTTGGTGTCAGGTATTGAGCCGTGCCGTGGCCGATACGACCGGCTGGAAGCTGCGCGGCGATGGCGGGTTTAAGCCGGACAACGCGGGGCAGCACAGCCGTTTGGCCTATGCACAGGCGGGCGGCATTGTGTTTGAGCCGTTTTTTATCAGTAACGATGCGGATTTAGCCTTGTTTAAGGCTACAAAATGGGGCATTTGCCGTGCGATTGCGACGGCCATTGCCCGCGAGTTGGGCGTTAATGGAAAGGCCGTCTGAAAATGAAAAAGTCTTTGATTGCTTTGTGCCTTGCGGCTTTGTCTACCAATAACACCGAATGGGTGATCGCATCGGAGCGTATCGGCCGTCTGAAACAGCATCCGAGCTTGCGTTCGGGCAAGTCAGGCGTGGCCGCTGCCAAACGGGCGGCGCGTAAACGCAAGGCGAAAAAATGCTGAAAGCGCGTCTGATTTGTTGGATTCTGAATTTGCTATCGAATGATTGGGAAGTCCGGATTGAAACACGCTGTATCGGCAATGGTTATTACGACCGCCCAATCATTGTGAAAAAAAAGCACTGATATTTGTCGGGCATAAATGCCCGACCTACGGGATAAATAATGCGTATTTTTGATATTTTTAAAAACCCGGCGACAGGTGGGATTTCTCACTCAAAACTGTGGGCAAACGTTGCCTGTGCGGCGGGGACGTTTAAATTTGTGATGTTGCCCGACCCGTCGGCGGAGATTTGGGCGGTGTATTTGGGCATCGTCGGCGGCTATGCTGTGGCGCGCTCGTTTGTCAGCGTGAAGCGGCAAGAGGTGGAAACGGAGGCGGAGCGTGGGCAGTGATTTGATGAAATGGGGTGTACTCGCCCTGTCGCTGACCGGCTGCTTCGACCGTGACAAACCGTCGGGCAAGCTCAAGTATGACGACAGCGCGCAGGGGATGAGCGGCAGCTATGACAGCGGCGCAGGGGATATGGGCCGTGATGGCATGGGTAGCAATGAACCCATCCCGCCACAAAACAGTACGCCGGTGGCACTCAGGGCGGAAGTTGACGAGAACTGGCCGCCGCCAAAATTCAAGCCGGTTACCGGTAAGTGGATGTCAGCGCGCCGTCTGTCCTATGCCGGACAAATCATGCGCGTTGCCAATGCCCATGGCGTCGAAGTGGAACTGGCGCACGCCATCATTACCCAGGAATCTGTTTACAAGCTCAAGGCCAGATCCGATGGTGTTGGCGCAATGGGACTGATGCAGCTGATGCCGGATACCGCGCGCCGCTGGCAGTGCTACCAACCTTACGATGCCGAATGCAATCTCAATGCCGGGAATCGCTACCTCAGATTTTTGGCTGACCGTTATAACGGCAATATTCGCACCATTGCCGCAGGCTATAACGCCGGCGAAGGTGCAGCGGATAGCTATCTCCATGGCAAGAAAAAAAAGGGAACAAATCCAGGTGGCCTTAAAACCCCGAACGGCGTACCGCTCGCCTCTTTTGCCTATACCCCGAAACAAAGAGCGCGGTGTCCTAGCAATAACTGGCATCCCACCCCGGACTGCGAAGGCCAGACCTTCGACTACGTCCGTTCGGTTCTCGGCTACTACCTCACCTACAAACAGCACCCGGAACTCATCGGTAAAACCGTTGCCCCGGCACCGTCGACCGTCGCCCGCCACCGGGGGACGCGGTGATGCATCGT